TTAACCGATAGGCTTGCGGTTAGATATTACGTTACTCATTCAGGACGTACAATTACTATGCATACGGAGAATAATACCTTGTGCCAGATAATTACTACGTTTACTACAGGCATAACTGCTTTGAATGGCTTGACAGCTCAGGTGCAGAACTTTGCGGTTGGGACTAGCGGAACGGACTTTAACATTGCTAGTGCAACGGCAACGCATACGTTTAATTTACCGACTGCATCGGCTACGAATCGAGGCGCTTTGAGTTCAACGGATTGGACAACCTTTAACGGCAAGCAAAACGCTTTAACTAACCCAGTAACTGGAACGGGTACAAGCGGAACAATTCCCGTTTTTACTGGAAGCACAACGATTGGAAATAGTATTATTCAATCAAATTCTACTCAAGTAAACATTGTGGGCAATGGCTCTCAATTGCTTTTTGATTCTTTAGGTCAAAGTAAATCTGGAGGAATTCAATATACCGACAGTTTTGAATTATTGATAAATAATAGTCGAGGTCTTGGGAGTGCTATTTATTTAGGAAGTCAAAATATGGATTTTCATACCAACGTATCTGGAAATCCTAGACTTAGAATTACTAGCGGAGGAAATATTTTAGTTGGAACAAGCACAGACAACGGGGCAAAGTTTCAAGTAAATGGTGGAGTAACTATTACTAATTCAGCTGGTGGATTTACTCCATCCAACTATTTGCAAATTGAAGGGTCAACAGCTAACAATAGTAATTATCCTGGAATTTTATTTAAGGGTGGAACAATTGCAACAACATATCCTAGCATTGCATTATCTAACGGAGGTATTGCTCTTGTTTTAAATCAAGGCAATTCAGCCAGTCTTCCTAATACTTCTCAGATTAGTTTAAATAATGGAGCCATAACATTAAGTACGGGCTCAACCTTATCTCCAAGATTAACAGTAAATGAATTGGGGAATGTTGGTATTGGTGAAACTAGCCCAGCAGTTAAATTACATATTGTTGGGACAACTCAAATGAGATTTGATACAACTTCAAGTGGTTCAATTATTCAATTTTGGAAAGATTCAAGTGCATCTTTTGCAAGTTCAATTGGTAATTCTATTCCTGGAGGTTCAGTTCAAAATGATTTATTGTTTTCAACATACAATGGTTCTGCTTGGAGTGAACGGATGCGAATTACTTCTGGAGGAAACGTTGGGATTAATACAAACAATCCTAGTAGCCAATTAGCAGGAACTAAAGGTTTATCAATTGTAGACTCTGCAAATGCTTCACTTGGATTATCAAATGGAACAAATCATTGGTTAAATTATCTATCTAGTACTAGTTATAGAATATGGAACAATAGTGCTAATACAGTAATGGAATTAACTTATAGCGGAAACGTCTTGATTGGAACTACAAGTGATAATGGGACAAAGTTACAGGTTAGTGGGAATGCTACGATTAATGGAAGTGGAAACACATTACTTGTTAACTCAAGTAACAACTCTCTTGCTTTAGGTGTAGGATTTCAAGGTATTACAAGTGGATATATTGGAGGAATCAGCTCAGCATTATATGGTTATTCAACTAACGGTGGATACGTTCTTTTAAATTCATCATCCGCTTGGGTTCCTGCTTCAGACATCAAAAGAAAAAGAAACTTTGAGCCTTACACAAAAGGAATTTCAGCAATTCTAGGTTTACAACCTAAGTTGTATAACATGGATTTCCAAAAAGATGGAGAAGAAAAACAAGTTGGTTTGGTAGCACAAGAGGTAAAGGAATTTATTCCACAAGCATTTGAGCAAAACGCTGACTTTATTGGTATCAATTACAACGCTATTATTGTAACAATGGTAAAAGCAATCCAAGAGTTAAAACAAGAAATAGACACTTTAAAAAACTAAAAATATGAGACAAATTGAACCAGTAGTAATTTGGAACGATGGCGAGCAGAAAACTGCAAGCATTTTGACTGCTAGAATTGTGCAAGATAACCTTGAAAGTGAATGTAACTTTTTTTACGAGTTGTGCGAAGGTGGACAAGGAACCGAGGCAATGCCATTACATCAAGGTTCAACATTAGTTGCTGGTAACATACCAATGACTGGCGAAAATTATTTGGCATGGGATAATTCAAACGAGGCAGCATATGTTTATATTGCCGAAAAATTAAACCTAACACTTATATGAAAGTAAACCTAGCGGTTGCCGTTACAGACATCGAAGGCAACAACATTCCTAATGAATCAGGCGAAACAATGCTTTTATCGAAGCTTGTTGGAAACGCTCTATTTACCGCAGAGGACAAAGAAGACCCAATTCGAGTTTATGAATTGGCTAAGAAAATCTACTACTCTGAAGGGGAGATTGAGATGACCAAAAGTGATGCTGATCTAATTAAGGATAAGGTCAAGTCTAAAGGCTTTACTGTGCTTATTCTAGCACCTCTCTACGAGGCTTTAAAAGAAAAGTAATGGTAATGTACCACCAACCATTTAGAGGGCTAGAGATAGCCCTTTTTTTATTGCCTTAAAATGCCTTACTTTTGATAAACGAAAAGCAATTAAATGAAATGAGTCACGTCCCTCCATTCGAACAAGTACTAGGTTTAGGCATTATCGGAACGCTTGCCTCGATTGTCGATATGAATGAAAGCCTTAAATTTCTTATTCTGCTTTTGACCTTTCTAGGTTTGGTTATAAAACTTTGGGAGCAAATTAAAAAAAGCGAGTTTTTTTTGGAGGACATTAAAAAAATCGGGCGCAAAATATTTAGCAAAAATGGCAAAAGCTAAGTCAGTTCAGACAGTTAAACCAAGTTCTTTTGGAAATCGCAGAAATGGATCAGCTAAAAAAGCTTATTCTAAATTTCAACAAAAGCCAAAGAGATATCGTGGACAAGGACGTTAGGAGTAATCGAATCCGCTTGGGAATCTGGGCGGGTTTTTTAATTATAGTTGGAGGAGTTGCGGCTTACTTATTGCCAGAGCATAGCGTTGCGGCTTTTTTTGATTTGCTTAAAACAATTATAACTAGCCTAGTATTATAATGGAAGTAACTAAAATAGCACGAAATGTGCATTCTATTGCCTTAACTAAAGAGGAAAATAGAATAGCACTTTTATCTGATATTCATTGGGACAATCCCAAATGTGATAGGGATATGCTGAAAAGACATCTTGACTATTGTCTTGAAAATCAGATGCCTATCTTTATAAATGGGGATTTCTTCTGCTGCATGCAAGGTCGCATGGATCGGAGAAGTAATAAATCAGACATCAGACCTGAACACAATAATTCAAAGTATTTGGATAGCATAGTAGAAACTGCTGTAGAATGGTGGTCACCTTATGCCTCCCTTTTGACTGTGATAGGATACGGCAATCATGAGACATCTATTATTAAGTACTCAGAGACTGACATACTGCAAAGATTCGTAGACCTATTTAACTACAAGAATAAAAGCAGTGTATACACAGGTGGATATGGTGGTTGGATGGTTCTTAAATATCAGGTAAGGAATAATACTTCAATGACAAAAAATTTGAAGTACCATCATGGTCTAGGTTTAGGAGGGGTGGTGACTCGTGGAGCTATAAACTTGACTAGGGCACTAGAAATCTATGAGAATATGGATGTCTTTGTGATGGGTCACATACATGAGAATTCAAGTAGGAATGATGTCAGGGATACCCTTCAATATAACCAAGGTAAAAGAGTCTATGAATTACAGCAGAAGCAGATTCACCTTGCTATTACAGGGACATACAAAGAAGAATATGGTGATGGTAGTCAGGGTTGGCACGTTGAAAGAGGAGCCCCTGTTAAGCCTGTAGGGGGTAGAATCTTGACATTTAATGGCAGGAGATTTGTGAAGGATGGATTAGAAAATTATGAGTTATTAATTGATAGTTGTAAATTTCCTCTATGAAACTTTCTTCAAACTTTAATCTTTCTGAGTTTGCTTCTGCTGATGGTAAAGCACCTAGTGGAGAGGTACTTCGTAACCTTACGGAGTTAGCCAAGCAACTAGAAGTTCTTAGGTCACATATAAAGTTACCAATTAGGGTGACTAGCGGCTTTAGATCAAAGGAACACAATGCTAAAATTGGTGGTGCTTTAAATAGCTTTCATGTTCTTGGTATGGCGGCTGACATCCAGGTAAATGGTATGACTCCTAAGCAAGTCGCTGATGTTGTAGAGAAGTTGATTAGTGAAGGAAAGATTCGAGAAGGTGGTGTAGGTATTTATAGAACATGGTTACACTATGACCATAGAGGTACAAAAGCACGTTGGACAAAATGAAAGCGATACTAGAGTTTGACTTGCCTGAAGATAACGAAGACTTTAAGGCTGCTATAAATGGAAGTAATTATAAACACGCTCATTGGCAGCTTGACCAACTGCTTCGTTCTGAAATGAAGTACAAGGAATTATCTAAGGATACCTACAAGGCTTATGAATATTGCCGTGAGGAGTTAAGAAAAATATTGGAACAGGACAACTTATTTATCGAACCATAATGGAGGACAAGGAAAGAATTAAGATAGCTATTGTCTCCTTTCTATTGGGGATAGTATTGGGTTTTGTGGTGTTCCCTAGACCTGAGATGGAAACTGTCTATAAGTTTGAGACAAAATTCGAAACTGATACCTTATTAGTTAACTCTACTGATACAGTTTATGCGCCTAAAAACAAGATAAAACCGAAGGTAATTAGGGATACAGTACTAATTGATTATAAGCCCCAAATTAGCCTTTTTGAGACCACTTTCCCATTTGAGTATGGAAGTACTAAGGTTAGCGGAGAAGTCCTCGGAGAAGTGCTTAAAATGACCGCTACGAGCGACTACACTATCCCTGTGGTAACCAACACTATTACTAACACAGAGACCAAGACAATTATTCAGAAAGCAAAGGGAATTTATCTAGGTGCTGGTGTTAATTCACTTATTGATCCAAGCGTAAAAGTTGCTTATTTGGATAACAAATACTTGTTCCAGTATCAGTATCAACCTGTGACAAAGATTCACACTTTAGGAGTTAGCAAAAAGTTATTCTAAAGGTTAATAAAAGTTTGCGTTTTGTAAACCTTTGAGTTTGGTTGTTACCATTTTATATGAATTCGTACCAACTGTCGACAAACTGGCGACAATTCGGATAAGGTTAAAGATATTTTACAAAAAGTGTACTTAATGTGCATTATATCGCACATTATTGGCAATTTATGGCGAAAGTGCCATAATATAGTCAAGTATTTTGCACAATAAACTTGACATTTCTGTCGCAAATATCGACTAAATGTGGGACAAAAATTATTGTAGTCAGGACAGGATTCGAACCTGCACACACATCTAAGGTTATCTCAATGTGCAATCACTTTTGACAAGCAGCTCCGATGTACGTCTGATTCCGCCACCTGACTAATTTTTAATACATCTCCTCCCTCAATTCCTGCTGCATCTGCTTAATTAACTCCTGCTTTTCTTTGACTTCTCTCCAGTTCTTTGCTGCATTTGTCAAAACTTGATTTGGCTCATCAATAGAGGTTGCATGAATTTTTAACAGAACCAGATATCCAATTAAGTCATTTACAACATCTTCGTCATCCTTGTCCAACGAACCATTCTTGATTCTCTTTAGCTTGTCATCTATTCGAACCAGTAGTCCGTCTTTTGCGGACAACTGACTGAACACTCCTAATGGCTCCAATGCTGAGTTGCCATACTTCTCATTCTTTGCTATTAGCATCTTCTCAATATTGTAAAGAACTTTAGATACTTCTTGGTCAAATCTCATTTAAATAATCTTTTGATTACACTTTCCTTTTGTTCTCTGTGCAAGTATAGTTTCTGCCTAATAATCTCAATTAGTTCAATAGCTATGTGATTCTCTATTTCAGCTACGTTTTCAACGTAGTCAATAATAAGTTTTCCTGTTTCCGTATCAACATGGAAGTCCAATTCTTCATATTTATATTTAATCATTTGTAGTTGTGTGCTAAGTGTCTTTGAATTAATTCTAGTTTTAGTATATACCGAGGGTTCTGTAGCAGTTCGCTAAGCCTTGGTTCAGGGATACCGCAGAAATAGTTGTACAGAATATCACCTGCATCTGGGTGATCCTCCATCTCCATGTCTGCCTTGATTCCTTTGCCTTCACAAAAAACATTAGACCTAACAGCCCTCTTGATTTGTTCCTTTGAGTATATCATCAATTACTGTGTTTAAATAGGTAATGTATATTGCTAGAATTAATGCAAAGATGCCTAATCCTTCGCTTACAAGCCAAAGAGCTATGCAGAATCCTGCTAATACGTTAATAAATTTTAATATTTTCCAAAGTATAAGTTTCATTTTGGGATGAATTTAATTGGTTCATTAGTTTGATTTCCGTTGTAATCTAGGAGTTTACCATCTCTTTCAAACCACACTTCAACGTGCTTGCTTCTATAGTTTTGTACCAGTAGCTTAATCTTATCCTGCACATCTTCTAGTGAGAGCCACTCCCCGTGACCGATATCCTGCCACGGGGTGTACTCATTACATTTGTTGATAAACCTACGTTTGAGAGTGTAATCAGAACGGGAGATCGTCGCTTTCTTTCTCTGCATATTGAGGTTTAGATTGATGCGCTTGCTTTTTTTCCACTACCATTGCTGGTTTTCCATCAGACCAAAACACTTTGCCTGATCCTGTCCAAAATTTAGGTTTTTTAGCCTCTCTGTCCTCTTTTGTCTGAGAAACATAGGATTGCACATTCTGACCGTAATCATTTGCCTCATCGTTCATTGAAATAGTCAATGATACACCTTTTAGACTCTTTGCCTTAACTGTGCTTAGTAAGGTTTCTATTGTTTCCTGCTTTAGGAAAATCTCTGATAAATTTGCCATTGTTTTTGTTTTTTAGTTTGTAAAGTAATATTAATTGTTTGATTTTAAAGATTCTACAAATTCTTCATATTTTTTCATGAAGTCATCAAAGTTTTTTACTATCCAGTACTGACCTCCAGAGCTTTCTATGTTTGCTTGGTAGATTTTCTGATCTTGGCTTTGCCTGTCTTTGCCTATCTTGACTTCTATTTTCACCGACCTTCCTTGGATGGTTGCGGATATATCCGAGGAGCCTTTTGTAGCTGTAGACTTGCCCCAGGTCATTGTTCCAATTGTCTTGGTTCTCCCTAGCACATCTGTGACCTGCTTTCGATTATCGATTGGTCTACCCATCGTATTGATTCGCTCTGCCTGGTGATTGCAGAGCTGTAGGTAGTCAAGTATGCACTTTGTAAGTCCATTTGCAGTAGCATCGGTGTACTTTGGTGCAGGAATAGCATATCGTGGCACGTTAGTATATTCATTGACCATAGAGTTTAGTTTTAGCTCTTTAAGTTTGTCTAGTGGTTTCATATTGCTCTATTGCTTTAAAGATTTGATGTACTACCTGTGGGACGATTGCGTTTCCTCCTGCTTTGATTGATTCGTTTCTCCATTTAGAAAAGGTAATAGAGTCCAATCTGTCGGAAAGCCCATCATCTCTAGTACAAATTGGGGAGACAGATGGGAACATTTTGAAGTCTGTTCTTGGTAATTCATTGCATCTTTCAAGGAATTTGTCATTGGATTGTGTCCTTGTCTCGGAGCATTCCCCCTCCTCCCTGCATTCTTGTCGGATACTACTGGTGTCGGAAGCAATCCCAACTTTTTCATCGTTGGTGGGTATTCGCTCATTATCTCTTGAGCAAGAGTTCCGCTGTTCCCTGATATTGGATTCTTTTTTCCACTCGTCACCTCTCCATCCATCTTTGTTGGAGTTTTTAATAGTCCCGAATAAAGAACTTGACTCAGTAGGCAATTGTACTTGTTGTTCGGATGAGGTGCTTGGTTCAGTCCATCCTCCGTTCTCTTCTTCTGCCTTTCTTGATACTTCTCTGGTGTTTCTGCTATCTGCACAAGATTTGGAGTAAGCAACAAAGAAAACTCTTTGTCTGAGGTGTGGAGCGTTGACACTTGCAGCTGGAAGTACATACGGTTGTACTTCGTACCCTTGAGCTTCCAAGTCAGATTGCACCTCGTGGAATACCAACCCTCCATTCCAATTAACAAGTCCGAGAACATTTTCGCCCACGACCCATGTTGGCTGAATTTCTCGAATTGCTCTAAGCATCTGGGGCCATAAATGGCGGTCATCATCTTTTCCTTTTCTTTTTCCTGCCATTGAATAGGGCTGACAAGGGAATCCACCGGTGATGATGTCAATTGTTCCTCTGTGAATAGAGAAATCTGTCTTGGTGATATCATGATATGATATTGCTTTAGGCCAATAATAATTTAAAACTTTCTGTCCAAACTCATTCCATTCACAATGGAATACATTCTCCCAACCCATCCACTCCGAGGCTAAGTCGAATCCTCCAATTCCGCTAAATAAAGAGCCATGTCTCATCAGAACGGAAGGTCAAACTGTCTTAAATGCATCCAAGGTTCTTTAAAGTCGCTACCGAATCGGCATAGAAATTCAAATGCTAAGATTCTGTTTTGCTCTCTCATCTTTAGCCAATATCCTTCTGCTGTGTAGCGGTCATAGATACCTGGTTCAAGTTCCATAAACTTATCCCAGAATACATTAAATGGGATTTCTGTAATCTCGTCTAGTGCTTCAATCATTTCTTTAAGTGTTTATAAATCGTTGTTCTACTCACATTTAGCATCTCAGCAAGCTCTGATCTATTAAAGTCAGGTACTGCTTCCTGAATCTGCTGTATTTTTCTTTCAATCGTCTCATTCTTTAATGAACGAACCAACTCACTCAATTCGCTTGTCTCCAATGAATTTACCTTAATCTTCTTAGACATAGCAATAAAATAGTTACTCAACTTCTCTGCATTAAGCAAACTTTCTTTGCTAATCCAATCAAATCCTTTGCCTTCATTGTAAGCAGTAATTGAGTTAATTATCAGAGCAAATCTAGGGATGTAAGCCTTTTGCTTACTCAACATTGACTTTACATACTCCGATATATCATCTGAGTTCTGCATATCCGTGATGTTGTTAAATATACGCTCCCACTCTTTTTCAGCCTCAGAGTCAAACTTAATTATCCTAGACTCAATGTCTCCAAACTTATTCAACTGCAAGATTTCTTTTCGAATCAAGTTATAGAACTGAGACATATAAGCCTCGTACCAATCCAATACTTCCTGCTCTATGGCATTTCTATTGTAATGCTCAATCTCTTTATCAGGGTAGCAAACAAGCAATCTGTCTAAGAATCCATTGTCCTTATTCTCCAAAGTAGAAATCTGAGAGAAGATACCAGGTTGAATGCCACCAAGCACAGGAATTAATGGGGACTGAATAAAGCTACTTTTTGCTGTTTTTCTTGTTAGAATCGCTTGCTGATTAGACCAACATGAGAGCCA